GAAGCAACTGAAGGCCCTTCGCGAAGCCGTCGGAAAGGCAAAAAAGAGTTTCGCAAAGGAACTGGCGGGAGCGATCAACGCGGTATCGAAGAAAACCACGTTGCAGATCGGACGAGACATCAGAGCAACAGTCGCGATGAAAAAAGCTGAAGCGGAAAAGCCATTGAGCATCCGGGCGAATGCGACAGCGAACAACTTACGCGCCATCGTGACACTGAAGAAAACAAAGAGGCTTGGCCTGAGGCACTTTGATGCAAGGCAAGACAACCGCGGAGTCAGTTACAAGATCGACAAAAAGGGCGGACGCCAAAGAGTCACGGGGGCATTTCAGGGGCCGAAGCCTGGCGTGATGAAGACAAGCTGGAAAGGTAACGCATTCAAGCGAGTCGGCAAATCGCGATTACCAATCGTGGCCCTCAAGGGCGTTTCCGCTTACGGCGCATATGCGAAGAATGAACTGAGCGGGCCGCAAGTTGTGGCAATCAATGTTGAACTCGCAAAGCAAATTGAGCGACGAATTAAACTCAACGTACTCCGGGCCAATGGCCTTGTTTCACGATAGGAAAAATGAATCATGCCACTGCTCAGACGGAAATCAGTATTCGCGGCCAAGATTGAGACCACTCCCGGAACAGCGGAATCAATCACCTCTGCCGAGGGCGCATACAATGCCAGAGACGTGATGATTCAGCCGACGATCGCAGTCACGAGGCGAGAGGGTCAAGGCGGATTCAATTACCTGGCGGGCATTCCTGAAGGCATGATGGGCACTTGCACGATCGTACATGATCTTGCGTATGACGGAACCACAATCCCGACGTGGGCCAGCGTGCTTCTCCCTGCGTGCGGTTGGGTTGATACTGCCGGAACATTCTCACCAGTGACTGCAGGGCCAGGGACGGCTGGCGTGAAGACTGTAACGCTCGCCCACTACAAAGACGGCAAACAGATCATTTTGTCCGGAGCCATGGGCACCTTCGTCATCAGTTGCCCGACGGGTAAAGTGGCGTTCATTACGTTCACCTTCACCGGCAAGTACAGCACGAACGAAACGGACACGGCGATTATCGCGCCAACGTATCCGACGACTCTGCCGATGAGGTTTTCGCCCGGCGTGCTGACCTGGAATTCCGTCGACCTTTGCACAGCAACGGTCACAGTGGATTCGGGCAACAGTGTCGTCATGCGTGAGTGTGTCGATGTCGCCAATCGGACCGGCTACAAGTCGGCAATCGTTACAAATCGCGTGCCGATCATCACGGCAGATCCCGAGTCTGAACTGGTGGCAACGCAGGACCGTGACGCACACTGGCTGAGCAGTCTTCCGTTTGCGTTTTCCATGCGGGTTGGCGTTGCTCTGTCATCAATCGTGATTGCGGCACCGAAGGCGCAACTCGAAAACAAGCAGCAGGGCAACCGCAACGACATGATGACGGATGATTTGACATGGCTTTGCACTGCGGGAAGTGCGGTTGATACTGAACTCACGATCGCATTTGACTGAAAGCATTTATGCCACGTTCGCTCGATCCGTCTTCGCGTCTCACGTTTGTTTTGGCTTGTGATCTTGACAAGCCACGCGAAACGCAACCGAGAATTTTCGCACGCACATTGACGTTGAATCAGCAGCGTAGGCTGATGTCGGCGATGGCAAAAATGAAGACAGCGGAACAGCCGGACGAAAAGATTTCAGCGGCGATCGACGCGGCTGAAGTCTGCTTGACAGGTTGGGAGAATATGACAGATCCTGAAACGGGAAAATCGATTCCATTCGGGCGAGAAACAATCGGGGACGTGTTGAACATCGACGAACTGGGGGAAGTGTTTGAGGCGGTCACCTCGGCGGCGGCTGCTTCTGTGGACGTGAAAAAAAAGTCAGAGTAGCTGCATTGGTTCGGTGCAGTGAGTTGTGCAAATCATGTTCAGGGAAATGTCGCGAAATTGTCAGTCCGGAGTTTCCGGCGGAAGTGGAATGCCCGGTTTGTGACGGGGACGGATGCGAGGAATGCAACGACGGATATTTTCAGTTTACCGAATGCCCGTCGAAGTTCATCGGGCCGGAATTGATTTCAGACATTCAGATCGTGACAGCGAGTGAGCAGCATCTACCGGTTGTCGGTGGGTTACTCGATCAATCGGCGTGGTGGTTTGAACTCAGGCAGTTGCTGAAGTCTGAAGAAAACAGAATCCAGGAAGAACAGCAGAAACGGCGGCACTGATGGCGACCAATGGCATCGACTTTGTCATCGGCGGAAAGGACCAGGCTAAGCCTGCGATGTCCTCCGTGGAGAAGTCGCTGGAGAGGTTGGAAAAGAAAACAGACTCGCTCGGCAGTGCCACAAATCGGCTGGCGAAAGTGACGGGGGCTCTTGTCGGAGCGTATGCCGCATTCAAGGGCGTCATGGCGATGATCGGCGGCTTGGACCGTATCAACGCGGCATATGATCAGCAGACAGAAGCCGTGAAGGGTTTGGAAGTCGCTCTTGGTCTTCAAGGGGCGTCGGTTTCTGTCGAGTCTGCCAGGCTTCAGAAGTTCGCGGGCGACATGCAGAAACTGACGGGCGTTGGCGATGAGCTTACACTTGCGATGATGAAGCAAGCGTCGATGATGGGCGTTGCGACAGAAGACCTTGACGACATGGCAAAAGCTGCCATTGGTCTCGGTGAAGTCATGGGGACGAGTGCAGAGTCCGGCATGGAGATGATGCGACGGGCGCAAGAAGGCAACTTCATGCAGTTCCAGCGAACGTTCCCCGCAATCGCACAGATGACAACGAACGAAGAAAAACTCGCCTTTGTCACAGCGATGGCAGCGAAGGGGTTAGAAGCTAAGGCACTCGCCGCTGATCGTGTTTCAGGCATGTCCGACAGAGCCAGCGGAGCGGTCGGGGATCTGATGGAATCCGTGGGGGCGTTGTTGGCCCCTGTGCGAATCCTGATTTCCGCAGGCATCAAGACGCTGGCTGAATCATTGCAGACGCTGCTGGTGCCGGCTGTGGCCTATGCTGAGGAAGTGCTCAAGAATATCGGCCCGCTGATGGAATGGGTGAAAGAAAAGATTGTCGCCGCAATCAACGGCATCATCGGGGCGTTCACTTTCTTCGAAGTGATTTTGACGAATCTTGACAGTGTGTGGGCTGCGGTCGTCGCTCAGGCTGAACTGTCGATGCTTCAGATCGGCGGGGCTGTCATGCACGCACTGACAGAAGTTATCCCTGGCTATGCCGCGTGGTTCGCGGAGAACTTTGTAAACCTGATTCGCGACGGTCTCAACATCGCGTATTTGGTGACCACACAAAGCGTCACGAACATCATCGACGCATTCAATGCGTTGTGGGAGTTCATCGCCAGTGGCGGCACGTCTGACATCCTGGGGCAGCTTGGAGAGATTGCGGGCCGCAGTTATCTTGAAAACTTCGAATCGTCGCTGACAGATCTTCCGGACATCGCAGCCCGAACTATCACGGATCGCGAAAAGGATCTGGCCGAAACAATCGGTCAGGTCGGTGCAAATCTGGGCGACGAGTTCTCTAAGAAATTCAACGAACGAATAATAAAAGTCGGTGACGGGCTTGGCGACGAGTTCTCGAAAGAGATCGACTTGAAAGTCAAAGAGTCGGCGGCGGATACAGGCAAGGGCGGCAAACAGAGCGCACCACTACAGGCCAGCCAGACGCGACTGCTCACGCGTGGTACGGGTTCGCAGATGATGGATCAGACGAACAAAATTCTTGAGCAGACAAAAAAACACGCCGAGCAGCTGGCGGAATTCAATAAACAGCAACTGGAGCAGCAGAAGATCATTGCGACCAATACGATGGGCACGTTGGCGCTGAGGGCCACAGTATGACGGTTCTCGCGATCACCGAAATGTGGAGCAAGAAAGGCGGCTCGGTCACGTCCGCACAGTTTTCGCCGACGGATCTGACATACCAGTTCACTCGCGGATTTCAGGCCGTGACGACGATCGGCACGCAGGAAGATGAGATTCTGGCGCATATCGACATGCCGTATTTCGGGCAGCCACACCCGAACGGATCACCTGCCTTTGTCACGTCGATAAACCTGGAGCAAGTCAGCCCTATCATGTGGACCGGCACTGTCGGCTATACGGGGGAAAACGGTACGTTCGAGGTCCCGACTGACGAGGTCGAAGTCGAGTGGACCGATACTGCCACGACGGAGCCGGTGGACCGCGCGTACAACGGGGCGGCAATCGTCAATGTCAATGGGGAACCCGTTGACGGCCTCAGCATCGAAGTAGCGGATCAGGTGGTCGTGATTACGCGGAAATTTGCCACGATCAACACGTACGGAATTCGGCAGTATCGGCGTGCGACTAACTCGGATGCGTTCCTGGGGTGGCCACCAGGAACGGCTCGTCTGACGGCATATCAGGCCAAAAATATATTCAAGTTTGGGGCGGCGAACGAAGGCTGGACCGTAACTGCCCGGATCCAGTTTCGCGAACCATTCGCCAACACGACGGCGCCTCAAGCATGGTATGCTCGGTGGCGGCAGGAGGGCTATTATGTCAACGATGGCGGCGACATTCGACGGGCCCGCGACGATGCCGGCAATGACGTAGTGCGTCCGGTGCTGCTGAAAGCAGACGGCACTCAGGAAACGAACCCGGCGAATGCAGTATTCGTCCACACGCAATTGTACGGCAGCCTGCCGTACTCGGCACTTGGGCTGATTTGAAAAAAGGGTGAAGACATGGCGTTCACAGGCGACGACCTTCGCATTTCCGGCGCATTGACGATCAAGGATACGGGAATCGCTGCGCAGACGCGGGCGACGATCCTGAAGCAGGACCCGAACGCGATTTTCCCCGTCCCACTGACGTCGCTGCGCGTGTGGGACGCATACCAGACAAACCTTCCGGGCACAGCGGCGACCGATGACCTCGCCCTGGTCGGGGGCACGTTTGGCACTGCGCCGCCTGTGATTTCGGCAGGTGATCTGAAAGCAGTCGGGGCCACGACGAGGTACGCGCGGTGCCAGATGCAGCTGCCGGAGTGTTACGAGGCCGGGGAAACTGTCACGCTGTCATTATCCGCGGGCATGGTGACCACGGTGGCGGACACGGCCTGCACGGTCGATGTCGAGTGTTACAAGCTGGACAAACTCAGCGGCATTGGATCAGATTTGTGCGCGACGGCAGCGACAACAATGAATTCCCTGACGTTCAGCGCGAAGGCGTTTACCATTACGGCGACAAGCCTTGTGGCGGGAGATGTGCTGGATGTCCGCATCGCGATCACCTGCAATGACGCGGCTACAGGCACGGCCGTTACGCCGACGATCGCAGCCATTGATCTGCTATGCGACATCAAGGGGTAAGGCATGGCGGACGAGATCGGGACATACACTCCGGCACAATCGCGGGCTCTGTGGCAGGATCTCCAGACGCGGCAGGCGCTGAAGCCGAGTCTGCAAAATAACACTCGCGACAGGCGGCCACTGCCGCAGGTGTCTGTTCTCATCACAGGTCAGGCGATCGATGCAATCACGGCGGCCACCGATGCACTAACCGGTGAGACAACGTTTACGTTTTCGCTATTGCGGAACACCGCGGCTGGCGATCTGGAAGATTCCGGGCTGGTCCTGACCGGCACGAATCGTGATACAGTGTTTGCCGCCGATGCGGGTACCGTCATCGTGCTTGGGCGTGTCGATGGGGAGTGGAGACCTCTCGGGGCGGGTGGTGCCGGCGCTGCGGACTGCTGTTGTGCCTGCACGTGTATTGATAATGGTGACATTGAGGTGGACGGACTGGAAACCTCGTCACGGTGGGCCGTGCAACTGAATACTGTGACGGAAGTGCAAGCCAACGGTTCGCTGGTACTACCGGCCGCAGATCATTATCTTGACTGGGACAGCGGAGCCGGATATTGGATCAAGACGGTGACACCCGAAATGACAGCAGCGTACACTAGCGGCAACGATGCTACGGGTGCGACTACCATGACTGGCACTTTGATTCTGCGGAAGGATGACGGTGGCTACACGACTCTCAAGTTGGCTTTCACTGGCACGGTGCCGGCAGAGTAGCATATGGCGACCGTGGTTTGGCAGGAAGAGACCAGATACTTTGCCGGCAAATGCGCGATGACGCTGATCGCGGGTGATATCCCCAATAATTGTACAGTGTGCCTTTCTCCGATTCCGGAACTTGAAGGACTTGTAACGCAAACATTGGCCAGCGTAACAGCGGCCGCTACAGGAAGTCATTGATGACCATCCAGCTTTCCACCGCAGTACGTAATGCCAGGCTCGACGTGATTGAATCAACGGTGGGGACCGCGGCGGTGATGCGGATACTGACCGGGGCCATTCCGGCGAATTGTGCTGCAGCTGAAACAGGCACGATTCTCGCTCAGTTAACACTGCCGTCGGATTGGATGGATGCGGCTGCAA